ATTACCAAGTATCGTCGATATCGCCCGTACGGACCTCTACACTCAGAAATCTGAGTTAGAGGAAAAGTACGCTATTCCCCAAGTCGACCATATCCTTCGCCTACGCGATATGGTCACTTGGTGCATTGCTAACCCAGATGCCAAGGATCGCCAGTTCGTTGATGAGATTATGCAACGTTACGGCCTGAGCAAAGTCACTGCCTACGCTGACTTGAAAATCGTGAAGTCGCTGCTGCCTAACTTAAGTGAGGCCACCCGCGACTTCCACCGTTGGCGTTATAACGAGATGATTCTCGAGACATACCAGATGGCCAAGAAGCGCAAGGATACAAAAACGATGGAGAAAGCGGCCACCTCGTATGCTAAGTACAACCGCATCGATGTCGAAGACGAATCTGCAGTACCTTATCATATGATAGTAGTGCAGCCCTTCTTTCCTACCACCGATCCACGTGTCGTCGGTATTAATCCCGTTCCCAATATCGACGAGCGCATCAAGAAGCTCACAAAGGAGCTTGGTGCTTCTAACCCTGACACGCAGAATATCGAGTACGAGGAAGCCGACATGAATTTCGAAGAGATTTTCGACGAAAAGCCCCAAGAATAGCAAAATTTTCCTTTCTAACTTGCATTTCTCAAAATAATTCCCTATTTTTGCCCCAAATTTAAACAATAAGGTTATGAAGAAATCATTTCTATTATTAAGTTTTCTTTGCTTGTTCGCTTGTGTTTCTTGTTCAAGTAGTGATGATGAGTGGGATTACACTCCGAACGACCTTTATGCTGTGATAGTTCCTGAAGGTGAGCAGTTGATAGACATTACTCCCAGCGACTATGTGTTGACTCTTGACAATATTATAGCTGCGAATTCTGAAACTGGCGAGTTTAAACTTCAGAAGACTGACAAGGTTGATTCAATGGCATATCCCATACCTACGCAGAACATCATCATGTTCTATTCAAAAAACCAGCTGCTTTTTTCTGCAAATCTCAATAGTGCCATATCTAGCTATTTGCCTAAGGGGTTGACGTTCTGCCATTTTCTCTCTGACAAAAATGGAATAGCGCGATATGACCTCGGAGCAACACGTATAGTTAACATCGATGGACAGATCATTGAGGGTGAAGTCAATGCCCAGCAGTCACAGGGAATTCAGCAGATGTACCAGATACTGAAGAAAGCTGGCAAACTCAAAAGCAAAATTGACTACGACTTTCAATATTAACAATCTATCTGAAAGTTTCGAAGATTATCTGTCCTTTATTGGATAACGAATTATAGATACCTTTGCCCAAAAAGCAAAGGTATTTTTATGTCTACACAATCCCGCCATACTAGCCCCGACCTCCTTAAACAATGGGACAATGAAGCCCGTAAGCACGAAAAGCGCGTGTACTTCAACAAGCCCCAGCTGATGGCACAGTACATCGGTGCCAAGACAACAGTCATTGTCGCTGGTCGCCGTACCGGTAAAACAGACTCCATAGCCTCGCCATTCGTCTTAAGGAATATGCAGAGAATGCCCGGTTCCACTGGGGGAATTGTGGTTCCGACATTCAAACACGGCCTGACAAACACCATCCCCGGCTTGCTCGCAGCATGGAAGCGTTGGGGATATCTCAACGGAATCCACTACGTCGTTGGTCGCAAGCCCCCGAAGTCCTTTGCCAAGCCTATTACCGAGCCTGCTGACTATGAACACGTCATCACGTTCTACAACGGCTCCATAGCAGTTATCATCTCTCAGGACCGTCCTGGTTCTTCTAACTCTCTGACTCTTTCTTGGCTGCTTATAGACGAAGCCAAGTTCATTGATTACAACAAACTGAAGGATGAAACGCTTCCCGCTAATGGCGGTATTCGCTCGTACTTCGGCCATCATTCATTCAACCATGCTATGATGGTCCTCTCCGATATGCCCCAGACCCAGAAAGGTTCCTGGTTCTTGCATTATCGTGAGAAGATGGATCCCGAACTGATTGCCACCATTCAGGGCACCATCTATAAGATTTGGGAAACAAAGGAGCGTATCGCCCGCCTGAAAGAGCAGCACCAGCCCATTCCTCAGTACCTGAAGGGCTACTTGAAATGGTTGGACCAGTCGCTGAACAAATTCCGCTCAGTGGCGGTGTACTATAAAGAGTACAGCACCATTGAGAATCTGCAGCTCCTTGGCGAAGAGTATCTGCGTCAGATGAAACGTGACTTGACACCCAAGACCTTTCAGACATCCATCCTTTGCCAGCGTATCGGCATCACACACGACGGTTTCTACTCCTCGATGCAGGAGCATCACAAATATGATGCCTCGAACTTTGCTTACCTCGACGAGCTCGGTTACGACAAGATTCTGAAGGAGACGAGCCTTCAGAACTACGACATCAAAGCAGCTTCGCAGTTCAGCACCCTCGGCAGCTGTATAGACAGCCGCGCCGATGAAGACGTGAATCCACTGGCCCCGATTTGCATCGGCATGGACTACAATGCTAATATCAACTGGATTGTAGCCGGCCAGCCATCTGGCTCACGCCTGAATATTCTCAAATCCTTCTACGTCAAGTTCGAGCGTAAGATTCCCGCCTTGGTCGATGATTTCTGCGCATACTACGCTTATCATCAGAACAAGACGGTTATTTTCTACTACGATGCCACAGCACTCGGCTCGAACTATGCCGTGAATGATCAGGACTTCCGCTACGTCGTCGTCCATGAATTTGAGCGCCACGGGTGGCAGGTACAGGATGTGTACCTGGGCAACCCTATGCGCCACGACGAGAAGTATCTGCTCATCAATCAGGGCTTCGCTGGTAAGCAGCGCCTCATGCCGTTCTTCAATCGTCAGAACAACGACGATCTCATACTGGCAATCCAGTCGGCTGGGGTAGAGCGGGGTAGGTTGGGCTTCCGCAAGAACAAGTCGATGGAAAAGCAACCCGAGTCTGAAGAGGACCTGCTCGAGCATCGAACCGACGGCACCGATGCTTTTGATACCCTATACATCGGTTGTGAGAAGTTCCCCCAGCACGATGTCTATCCAATCGCTCTAGGTGGCGTTTTATAGCTAAATTAGAGGCAAACTTTCCACCTAATGAAAAGTTATGGAAAAAATGTGCCTGTAGAGTTAGTTTTTCACTAAAACTTGCTTATTTATGCATCTTTTTACTTACTTTTGTGCCCCCAATACAAATTGGAACTCATTAGAATTTATCAAAAAAAGATGGCAAACACTAAACACTCTACTGCGCGTGAGATTATTATCGATCGCCTACTACGCAAACGACGCGGTTATTCCGTGTATGAGATTTTGGATATCGTAAACGAATCCCTCAATTTTGAGGGTTTTGGTCCCGTTTCTATCACTACTATTCGTAGGGACCTCGACACAATCAGGTTTCGTTACAAGCAAAAATTGGAGGCAAAAAAGAAAAGCCACAATGTTTACTTCCGCTATGAAGACCCTGATAATACAATATTCAACAACGTACTGACTTTCGGCGAAATCCAACAAATTCAATCTGCACTTCTGGCAATTCGCTTCAGCGACGAGCTTCAGGGTACCCTTATGTATATGGAACTTTCTAAGCGCCTCGCTGACATGTTCGATCTCGACCCAGGTAGCGACCCTGTTGTACTCTACAAGAACATTCCTTCAACTGCAGAATGCAAGCGCTACCGTGATCTTTATCAGTATATTCGTACTAAAACTCCTGTGAGCATCACATTCTTTCCGGAAATTAATGAAAGACAGCGGGAATCTACCATCCATCCATATTATATCCTGAAGGATGAATCTACATATTATCTCCTCGGTCACGATTCCGACAAAAATGCTCCCGTCAAAATTCCCATCTCAAATATCCTCCGTATGCATGTGTTGAACGACGTCCCCTTCATTCCCAACAGCGACTTCCCCCTACAGGATTTCTACACCAAACATATGTCCACAGATTAAATATCTAGTACTCGTCCTGCTATCTATAATTTTCACACTTATCGATAGCAGGACTTGTTGCTCTCTCATTCATA